GAGCATCCAGTCGATACCTTCTGCTTCGTCAAGTACGTCTTTGACCCAGTTGTTATTGTAAGAATCGGTAGCTTCGTCATAGTAATCGGAAAGGTCAACGACACCATCCTGCACTTCGATAACACCGTCCTTCTCTTTTACGTAGTAGTCGGTTATGATTTGAGCCGCCTCGTCGATATTGTCCTCGACTAGCTTTTCAAACTGTAGGTTTACGGGGATGATATTATCTCCATACTCCCGAGCTTCCGCCTCGTCAGGGGTGAAGAATATAGCAGGCGTCTTCACTTCGTACTGAGACATCAGAATCGTACGCGTTGACTTCTGTGGTTCGAACTTGTCAAACTTCTTATCCGTTCCGTGATAGAACGTCACAGGCTTACCGTCTTCCTCGGTAACCACCTGCATACGCGGTGTAGCCTTCCTATTGTTTAGATATATTACATCCTCACTCGTTCCCTTGCTGACGAGAGATACAAAGTCTAGAACATCTTTAGTAGCCTCTTCTTTTCGAGTTACCTCTTTGGGAGCTTCCTCTTCAATGACTTTTTCCTTAGTAGGGTCTTGTAAGACGTTGTCATTGAGTAAATCGAAGTTCCATACAACAGCTACTGTAGGAACAGCCCCCTTTCCAGCGTTCTCAACAGTAGTCATACCATCGAATCCCAACTCAGACTCTAAGTATTCAGAAAATATCTCAGCTTTGGATTCATAATCTGATATGTACTCAGTGATAAACATAGACCAAGACTGTGGGTCGTTTTCAAAACCCTCATCATCGATATAATCCTGAAGAAATTCCTCTACAAACTCATTGTCTAGCCCATATCCAGGAAGGTTATCAAGCATATCTTGAGCGTCCTCCTGAGTTATATCCTCATCGCCGTCTAGTAAATTAAACTGCTTGGTGTCAACAAAGGAAAGTTTATCTCCGTACTTACGAGCTAGCGCTGGCACTCCAGTGAAATAAAATCCATATCCGTAATTAAACTCTTTTATAAAACGGCTATCGAAAAACTCTTTCTGCATATCAGAGCCGTGAAATAGAATACCTTCCTTGGCAAATGCGGTTAATTGTTCGTCAGTAAAATTAGAAGCAGCCTGACTCCTGTTAATGAGATTGTCTTCAGCAGCTTTCCTCTCCCTCTCCTTACGTTTGAAGTCTCTAACTTCACGCTGTGCTTGTGCTTGCTCAGCTGGAGTGGCTTCAGCAAGGATATCACCCATAGTCTTCACGTCAGCCGCCTCAATAAACTGCCCCTTGGATACCTTGCCTGATATGGTATTGAGTAAGTCGATGACCTGCTCGTCTCTCTCCAAGAACTCAGGACCGAAGAACTCATCTAAACCAAACTTGGTGTCGATACCCACTAGCTTGGCTAGCTTACGCAAGAACTCCTTGATTGTATTTTTACTTGGCTTGTCCAGCGTACGGTACTGCGACGAAAGGATACCCATCAGCTCGGCGAGGTACTCTTCGTCTTGGATGACAGGTACGTCCTCATACTTAGCGACGAACTTCTCGATAGCCTTAGACATATCGGATTTAGGGTCGACAACTTTCCGAACCGACTCCAGCATATTACGCGCTATCACCAACGCCTGCGGGTCGGTTGCAGCAGCCTCCAAAAGCAATGCGTGGAACACCTCGTGAGGGACAGTTGAGAGGTCCGCTATGCTGAGGTTGATATGAATAGTCTTAGTCTTGTCGTCCTTTACGTAAGCCCCTCGAGCTCGCTTGCCAGCAAAGCGCTTATACTGCCCTTCTGTTTCGTGAAGTACAATCCTTACATCAGGGAACTGCTTCTTCAGCGATACCGCCGCCTTCTTAGCTATCTGCTTGATGCGGCTTATCTTTCTCTCGTCCTGAGCTGTCTCCGCTTTGTCTTCGCTGAGCTGCTTGCGGTTCACCACTAAGTTGTCATCTACCTTGTCTACGCCGTCTATCTCTTTATCACTGAAGAAATCGTCGATGTCAACCTGCTCTTCCTCCGTCACCTCTTGTGTCGGCTCCGACACAGTTTCTTCTACCACAGGCGCAGCTTCAGGTAGTGGTTGATTAAATTTCTTTGCGAAAGCCTGAAACTCTTCTAACGAAACTTCCCCTCTAGCCAGTGAACGGTAAATATCATTAGACAGATTCTCTGACGAATCCATTATCGCCATACCAACAGTATCTCCCGATGACAAATCCGCAGCTTTTGGTATGATGGACTCGGCTTTTAGTTTTTTAAATGAGTTAACTAATTTCCTTACGTCGCCTGCCCTACCCATATCCAGTGAGGATATTGCTTGGCTAATAATGTCCCGTACAGCTTGCTGCGTATAACCTTTCTCCTCTAGGTTACGACGACCTTTGTTAAACTCCCTAAATTCAGCACTGCCTCCAGACTCGTCATCTTCTACCGCGACCTCCGCTGTCGGCGCCGCTTCTGCAACTTGGTCTTCGGCTTCAACCTCTGCGGTAGGTTCTCCGATGTCGGGTACTCCTTCTCCCACCGCTTCGCTACCTCGGGTAGGTTCTGGTGCATCCACCGTCTCTGGGCTTGGCTCTTGAATGGCATCTGTTTCTGGTGTTCCGTATAGTATCTGGTCTAGTTCCCTGTTAAGTCCGTTCAGTTCTTCTTGCTGACGCTTCACAAGGATAGGGTCTTTCCCTTCAATTTGTTCCTGTAAGTCTTTCTTCCTAAGTAAGATACCAAGAGAACGCTTCTGCTGGTCTATCGTTAAGTCGGACGGGATATCTCGGTTAACGGCAATTACCTCGTCGAGGTTATCCATTTGTTGCTGAGCCTCCTTTTTACTTATTTTACCTTGGTTAATTTTAGACTTAAGGTTCGTATAAAACATATGGCGATAGCTCAACTGACCGCTATCCGTTTGTTTGCTTACGTTTTGAAAAAGCTCAAACGTAGCGTCGTCCATATCAGTAAAATCCTTCTTAACGGAAGAAGTGGCTACTGCATTTGGAACGCCTAACACTAAACCGCCCACCGCCTCCTGAAGTCCGCCAATCACAACCTGCTCTAATCCTTCACCAAAAGACTCAGGAGTATCAAACATCTCCTTTTCTTTTAGAGCATTGTAAATTTCTTTACCTGTTATATCGGCAATCTCTTGAGCGAGACCAGTCTCAAACTCAGCAAGACCACCAGCTCCCACTTTTAGCAGCCCCCTACTTATCATACTGTTTACCTCTCGGTCTACAATATCATTAAAAGCTTTACCCGTTACATTCTTAGGGGATTTCTTAAGAGCCTGCATAAGTATGCTATTAAGCAATCCCTTTTGATTAACTACGTTTCTAAAACCAATACTTTCTAATGCACCCACTACAATTCCAAGCGGTAGCTTGAACATAGCTTTTTCTTTCTCAGACACATCCTGAAACTCAGGGATGCTAGCCATCTCCTGCCCTAGATGGCTCGCAACCTGACCATACATAGCCGCCGTACGAGCCGCCCATCCCCCTGGAATAACCATAGCTGGTATGGACTCCGCCAAACCTAAAAAGGCACCTCCCCAAAAACCCTGCTCTTTTAGCTGAGTCCACTCAGGCGTGGTTTCTGAATCGCCTAGTACATTCAAGAGCCCATTACGAACGGCCTCAAGTTCACCACCCTTCAGCTTCATATTTTCAGAAGCAGCGTATTGAGAGTATCGGTTCACAGCCTTTTCTACATCGACTGGCTCCCCAAACTTCCGTTCTTTTTTATAGTCATCAACAACTTTGTCTCCAATTTCATTGCGAACATCGGAGTCTATACTGGTCATAAAACTCAGGAACTCAGCTCTGGTGGCTTTAGCTCCATCTGTCCCGTAAGGAGGGGTTATACCTCTTCGTTCAGCCTCCTCGGTAAAACGAGACTGGTAGTAAGCAGGGTCGGTGGTCATCAAAGGGATTGCCCCCGTAACCTTATCCATTGCTACGTTGTACGCCTCTTCAGAAATCCTTCCGATACCCGTTAGCATTTTGTTCCACAAGCCTCCACCCCAATCACCTCTATTGGCAAGCATAGACGTGTACTCTCCAGCCGCCTTATCAAGCTCCCTACCTTGTTCCTTAAGAAGCTCATCGTTCTGACGTAATCCCTGAGCTTCAATATCTAAGTCCCTGCCTCTTTGTACAAAATCATTGTACCCCTCTGGGTCAGCTGCTACTGCCTGCACGTCATTCACAGGGAAAGCTTCAGCAAACTCGGCGTCAAAAATACTTTTTCGCTCTACGTAAGACAAGAACTGTTTATTGATTACCTCTTCGGCGTCATTAATTTTCTTTACGTTATTGTCGATTTGCTCTTGGGTTACAAGCCTACGAGGAGCATCCAACCCTTCCTGTCGATTTTTTCTCAAAAAGTTTTGTAGCTTTTTCGCTTCTGACTTCTCCGTTTCAGTGTCCATATCGCCAGTAAAACCAAAGCGCCCTACGCTTAGGAAAGACGGAAGCTCCATAGGGTCAAGGTCAACCTCAATAGTCTGTCCGTTAGCTGCGGTTACCTTTAGCGCATCGCCTATGCTTGTAGGCTCTACCTCAAATCCGTATGGCTTAAATACATCGGTAAGTTCTTGAGCCACCTGGTCCTCATCACCTCGGTCAATAAGTTGAGGAGATACCATAGCCATACGCTCCTCAAAGAAGTCAGGCTCAGCAACCGTTAAGTCCTGAACCTCTTCCTCAACGACAGCCTCTGCAACAGGTACTTGAGGCTCTGGTGAGACCAAAGAACCAGGCTCCGATACGGATGCCGTAACTTTTTTTTTTACAGTGGGGGCGGTTCGCTTTCCTACAAGGGAGGAGAAACTTTGAGCGTCTTTAGCATATCCCTTAGACTGAACATACTGATACATATCATTGAATACATCATCATTTGATTGTATCAATTGAACGAAATCAGCACGTCCTTTCTTGTAACCACTCTGTAAGGCTCGCGCATATAAGTCGTCAATTACCTGTTCGTTCATCTCTTAGTTAATTAAAAGTGCTGTAGTCTATAGTCCCCGTTCCTCCTGACTGCAAATTTACTCTCATTATATCCTCTGCTGTCGCTACCTGGCTATTTATGAATGACAATAAGTTGTTTTTAGCGGCTTCGCTATCCGAAGTTTTAATCTCTACCGATTCCCCTGTAACGGGGTTTGTAACCTTTATCACATCCCGAATAAGACCAACACCCTCTACATTAAACCCTAACTTGCTGACCACTTCACTGACACTGTTGGCTACGGTATCTTCGTCATCAGACGCAAAGAGCTCAGCAGTAACGCCAGCCTTTATATCTTGAACAGCTTTCAGCGGGTCCTTAGCAGTAGTTCCATAGGAGAACCCAAACGTTGCTTCCGATTCATCATAAGGCTCGAAAACTTTAGCTACGGTAAATTCATCGTACATAGGATTCCAGCTAGATTCCTCAGCTATCTTATTGTAATTCTTCTCTGTAATCCCAGTAATCAAACCAGCGGCGCCAGTAGTCCAGTTTCTACCGTCTATCAAAAACTCAGGACCTGCTATAACGTTTCCGTCGCCATCTGTTTTATAGAACGGCAGGTCTGACGCGTCGCCATTTTTGTAAATAACCGTAACTCCTCTATTAGTTCGCTGTATACTTTGAATATTAGGGTTCAAACCAGCAAGTGACTTAACGGCAGAGTCAATATCATTTTTACTACCCGAGTACAAAAGCCCTACCGCATCCAATACAGCAGCGTCATCTTTAGCGCCCGCATTTCGCACCCTGTTAAAGGCTTGTGCAGCCCTGTCCTCTGGCATAGCCGTCTGCTCCTTGTCAAGCATATTAAGCATCTGCCCACTTAAGAACTCACGAGCCTTGGCTTTCATATCATCAGTAACCTCTGGCATAACAATGCCGTCGTTCTCATTCTTCATAGCTACATTGAACTTATCGCCTTTCTGCGTGGTATTTTCCCCGTCAATGTCATAGCCATCGATAAGTCCAAGCTCCTCTAGTATACTTACAACGCGAATGGGATTGCTATCAACAAGAGCTCCCACTTGCTCATCAAGCGCTGTTTGGAATCCAGCGTCTTGACTAGCGTCAGAAAGGGTTAGTACACCTTTTTTACGAACTACCCTTACGTCTTTACCGACTCCGTCTATCCAGCTTTGTAGGTCTGGTGAGTAATCATACCTGTCATAACGAGAGCGCATACGATTGGTAATGCCTTCAATGCTGCTAAACTCGGAAGCGTTTTTAGAGAGACCACCATCTTTATCAAGCATACCTATGCTAATCTTTCCGTTGGTAGGATTCACAAACGCCTGTGTCTTAGACCAGTTCTGAAACTTATTGAGCTGCTCCTGTATTGCCCCCTCCATACCGACGATAGACTCATTGTTCTCAATGCGGTCCATTGTCTCCTTGTAATACTGTTGAGCATTTTTAGATACATCCTGCAAAGCCTTGAAGCTATCCTCTACGTTTTGTCGGTTGACAGTAAACTCACGAGGGTCAAGGAGACCAGACTTTAGCAGTCGGTTCTGAGACATTAAGTACTGAGAGGCGTCAGACGAAGCGTTTAGAATCCACTCGTTGGCAGCTTTATTTTCCCCCTGCGGAGCATCGGACAAGATATCTCCTGTAGCCCGAGACGAAGCGTCAATGGCCTCACGTTGTTTCTCGCGGTCCGCCTCCTGCTCTTTTAGCGTATCAACAAGGTTGCTAGTAATAGCACCCCAGTCTACCCTGCTCTTCTCGTCTCTCTTTACGTACTTATAGTAGCTCATTTCCTAGCGGCTTTTATCTGGTCTATCGTTAACCCCTGACTCAAAAGCTCTTGCTGTGTTAGACCACCGAGTGAGCCTAAGAAATCACCGAAGTTACCATCTTCTCCTAAAGCTGACTGCATAGTATCTAGGTCAAGGCCATATTGTCGAGCGAACTGTTCACGTTGACCAGCTGACATACCAAGCATCTGTTGCTGTAATACAGGAGTGGCTTGTGCTAGGAACTCATTTCGCATATCTCCCTGTAATTCTTTACCAATCATCTTAGAGCCACGCCCTTGCTTATACAACGCCTGACCAGCGTCAATCGTAGCTCCTACACCAGCTAGCATCTCAGCTCCCGAGGTGATAGCGGCAGCTCGAGCCGCCTGTGAGTCAGCAGCAGCTTGCTGAGCTCCAGCAGCCTCCGCCTCCGCGATACCTCGTCGAGCGGCTATATTAGCTACGTCCTGACCTTTTACAGCTATATCCCTTCTGTATTGCATCATTTCCTGAGCCGACCGCAACTCGTCTTCTAAAGCGAGGCTACCACCGACAGCGAGTCCCGCGCTACGTGCCGCACCCCTCGGGTCAGCCTCCTGTGCTGCCTGTACTTGCTGAGCCATCAATCGCTGCTGGCTCTCTCGTGCCTGCATATAGGCTTCTGTAGGGACAGAAAGCTCCTGCATAGGGTTAATCTCAGTGAGGCGTTTTGCCTCGCGCGTCGCTCTCTGAGCGGCTTTCTGAGCGTCTTTAATGCGACGGTTAGCCTCAATGGCTTGGTACGTACTTACGCCCGCCGAAGCTAACTGTAGTGCTGCTGTTACAAATGCCATAAGATTTATGTTTAGTCAAAGATAATTAGAATCAAGGATACGATTTCATCATCTGGCTTTCTACTACGAAAAGTTCCGTAGCAGTAGTCGATGAGTTGGTCGCGATAAACTTGCAGTAGTGTCCGAGTACCCCGTGGGATTCTGCCTGTGCGTTCTTTACGCCCATCATATACCACGTGTCCTGCGGGTTTATTCCACTTGCCGACAACGTAAAGCTGACCTCGGTTCTATCCGCTGAGAAAGCAGTGACAGGACCAACTAACAAAGGGACGCCTGGGGTAGTGGGGTTTATAGTGTACAGGATATCTCCAATAGATAAGATGCTGCTTATAGGGAAACCAAAGGTGATGACTCCAGCCGCTACAGTGGTATTAGAGCCAATGCCGTTAACCGAGCGTAGGACATACTGCGAAGGGTCAATCGTCAAGGCGGGCTCGCCGTTCTCACCATCAGGGTTTCGGACAAACGCAAAAAACACAGCCTCCTTCTTTTCAAACCACGCCTCATCAATATACCCGTTTTGGATGTCTGTCTCCAGCTCTATCTCCCAAGCCTGGTCCGACTCCAGCTCCATCGTCTTCCAAAGGCTGTTGTCCGTCGGGTTGTCATTGAAGATACTGGTCATCTGCGATGAGTAATTTACCCCGTAGTACTGGTTGCGCACCTCATTGGTGTTATGCCTGTACAGATTACCTCCCTTGAAAGAGTAGAAGTAGTTGTTCATACCAGCCATCCACTCAGGTATATATGAGTAGAACGAAGGCCATCCCTTTACGTCCTGTGAATATGTTAACGTCTCAGCCATTAGTTTGTTTTTGATGCGATAACCCCATTTACAACTCTGATATAGGTACATCCTATTGAGCCACCACTTAACTTATAATAACCGTCGTCAGCTACATCCTCACCGAGGTTGTCTTTAAACACCCAGTCGCGAACGGCAGGAATACCAAATGCATTAGGGTTTGTCACGGGTAAGTTATAAAGCGTAGAGTTAATAATAGAATTGCATATGTCTACCTCAGTACTAGCTTTAGCGCTTGAAGCAAAACCAGTCAATATACGAGGGCAATCCACATCTACCGACCAGTTAGGAACGCCCGTTGAACAAGCGCTTACAATCCTCAAGTCCATAGTTGAAGGTGTAGCGCTCGTCTTAGACACATAAAGCACATAGCTGCCAGCAGCCCCTGTAGTCAAGCTCGTAAGGGCACTGGCTTGTATGTTAATAGGCACCGTGCTGCTGCTATTATCAAAGTCCTCGTTTATTTCATCCCAGTTGTATAGAGGGAGTATATTAATGCCTGTAGGAGGATTACATACCGAGTCATCACCGTAATAAGGCCCCTCAAAATAAGAGTGAGCAGGGTTTTGAGTGTTGAGGAGATTAGTAGCGCTAGAATCACTCGTAACTGCATTGTTATAAGTAGCAAAAATTCCCGTACCGCCCCCAGGCGTAAAACGAATAGGCACTACACCAACTCCCGAAGCCAAATCATATGTGATATCATATACCTGACGCGGCGATAAAGCAGGAGTAGTAGGAGCAGGAACAGGGTCAGGGTCAGTACATTTCCTGTCGCACGAAGCGCACGATGTAGCTGGTAAAAGGACACCTGCCGACTGCTGACGAACTATATTATTTTCATTTACTAGCTGAGAATAAAACTGGTTAGGTGCAAGCGTCGTTAATCCTTCATCAGTATATACCGATGTTGCTGAACTTAGGTTACTAGAGTCTAAATAAAAGGTGGTCAAAGCACCGCAGCTACAACAAGCTCCCGCGCTAGTAGCCCCTGAGCACAGCTCTGCGGATTGAGCTAACCTGTAGTCATAAATAAGATACAGGTAATCATTGGAATTATTAGGCATCGTAAAGTCGCCTGTGTATAGGAGTGAGCCTAAAGTGTTAGGAGTTACAGACAATACATTTGATGATGAAGCAGACAGCAAGGCGGCTATGTCAGTAGGGTTATTTTCATAGAGCGTGTTGCTACGCAAGTATTGCAACTTATTAGACGAAGAAGCGGTTGGGTCGTAATTAAACGTATCGCCCGATTGCTTCCTTACCTGAACATATACTGTAGACCCGTTGGGTGGGAATACCGTAGTGCCTTGCAGCCCCGTAAGCTCTTGGTATTGAGACACTACAGGCTCAGTTCCCGTTCCGAATATAACGCCTTGGTTATAGGTATTGCTTTCAGTTGTGCCATCCACAAATCGGAACTCATTATGTATGGTCTTAGCTTGCTGCCAGTTTAAATTCAGGGCTACCTGTATAATTTTAAGTTCATTGCCTACAGGGCAGTTTACAGTGAAGTTTAAGTTGCTTACCGAACCACCGTTAGCCGTCACAACAATAGCCACTGTGTTAGGATTGACAGAGTCTTTGGAAATGGTTAACGTGCCTGCGGTAGTTATATTTCCACTAGGGTAATCGGTTCCGTTATAGTTAGCGTTTATACTAAATGTAGTGGCTCCTGCCCCAGGCCCCAGTGCTGGTGTGTTCCATCCAATAACTACATCTCCCACTACCCCACCCAAATTGACGCAAAACTCAGAGGTGTCTCCCGCCGCCGCCAAGTTAATGGTCTGGCTAATATCGCAATTCACACAAGCCGTTTCAACGGGAAGCTTGTTCTCACTTGATGATACCACATACTCATCCATATATGGGTCATAACCACCGAGCTTCTGGGTGTTGAACTTAGCGTTGAATAAATCCCTGAAGTAACTGCGCATACCCGCTTGAGAAACCACAGAGAGCTGCTCGTTACTGAAGCTAGAGCCGCGCAACTGAATGACAGAACCTCGCTTAGCGTCAGTAAAGTATTTATCCATACCGAACTCAGCGTAGCTTTCAGGGTTAGCTGAGATACCATACTCCTCTACTCGAGCTACCTGCTGTCCTAAAATCAAAGGAGCTGCCGTCAAGATATTGCCGCCCTCAGCATCTGTAATTGCATCTTTATTGGTGAGCACGTAAGAAATACGGTCTTCCTGCAAGACCAGTATGTCCGTCTCGCGAGCCACCATCTTTTGAACAGGGCCATAGACATCTTCTAAAGTCTTGAAGTTAAGCAGGCCAAGGTTGAACTCGTTGAGTTTATTTACGTTGCTCTCGTCATTATAAACGCCGCTGTACGTGATGTCGGCAAAGCGGTCTGCCCGCTTGAAGTCCTGAGCAGATACCAGTATGGTTCGCTCGCCTAAAGCAAATGACTGTCCGATAGAGGAGTCCTCAATCTTATAGCTTTCAACACCATTTCCAAAAGCATAACAATTGAAAAAGTCAAGCTCTACTACACCCTCCGTCGTGGCGTCTTGATTTACGATGTTGCCTTGATGGTATCCATTTACGATATCATAGTTCTCACTCCCCTCAAAAAAGACACCGTCAGCAATTTCATTAGGTACCGTTTCAAAAACCACAAGACTTCCTGGCTCTTGAACGCATATCTCTACTTTAACAGTGGAGTTAGCTGTATTGAACGAATTAGCATCCGTACGAGTTCCATTTACGCAGCGTAAGTAAAGTCTTTTATTAGCATCTGGTGATGGGTCATCAGAAATCTCATAAAAAAACATTTGATTTACACCCAAGGCAGTGGACACCATTAGGGAATCAGACCCAGCAGTAGTAGAGTAGAGATTAGATAGATAATTATTTTGGTTTTGACCATCACTACTCTGGCACTCCACCTCACAATTCATAGAGTTAGGAATAATAGCCCCTAGCCCCTCTCCATCCCAGAAAGCTTTAATATCAGTATATGTCTGGCTAGCAGTAAAGGTTTTTGTTACCCTACAAAACTGAGCTCCGTTGCTTAAGCCGCATAAACCAAGGTCATCTTTCCTAAACTTTATTTTTATTCTTACAACAGACCCCTGAGCTATAGGAATCCTAGTATAAGCACCCCCCGACGTAGTAAAGCAAGGATAGTTAACTATCGCTTGTCCAAAGATATAATTTTCTGTTGTTGTGGAGTTTACGTTTACACTTCCCGCAAAAGAAAGTGGAGCTTTTGATACTACTGTGGGGTAACATAAGTTATTGACGCTAGTGTCAATGCTAAAATCTTGAGCGCGTAAACGCATATACAAACCAGGGACCTCTAGTATATCTGAGGAGTCCTGAAGTAGATGGAGAAAGTTTGTGGGTTGAGACACCTTGTCCAGTACGGTTACTTTAACCTCGTCAGCCACAGTACCATTAGCGTCTGTTTTTACAATAAGCTCAGTACCCGACTCTACCAGCGCTTGGTCTTGTCCTACCAGTCGAAACCAATAAGACGTGGTGCTCGGGTCATAATAATACGTCGTAGAGTATATCGTGTCGTAGGCTCCTCTAGATTGTTTTAGTACAAATTTATACGTGTCAGCCCAGCTAGGAGCTGTCATATTAATAGGTATTGTAGTACGAATCCTGTTTATAGTTGAGCTATTAACAGGCGGAACAAAAACGGTATTTTGAGAAGAGGTAAGGGTTGTAGTAGCCCTTTTATATTTGTCCATATAGACAATACCAACCTCATAGTCTCGATTGCTATGAAGGCTTTTATTACTGGGCTCGGTCTGATACGAGAACGTTACGTTACTAACAGAAAAATACTCAAAGTACTGATTATTAGGTGTTGCGGTATTGTTGTACTGAGCAGCCAGTATCTGTACAGAAAACTCATCCACATTAGCTTGTTCGCTAGATAGGAAAACCCCCTGAGACCCGTCTGTAATACCTGTAGTGACTAACGTATAGCCTGAAGGGGCTGTGATAGAGCAGTTGTACACATCGGTAAAGGTGCTTCCGCTAGAACAGTTCGCTACAGGTTGAAAGCTAGCTGATAGATTAGAACCCAACTGAGCTTGAAACTCGGGGCTATTAACCATTTCATATATGCTATTGTAATCTTGAGGTAGATTAAAAACGAACGATATCGTAAATGTAGGGTGGTTAACCGTTATAGGGGTACTAGCTTGTCCTGAACCAGAAAAACCCTGATGCGAAACGGTAAATCCAAATCCAAATACACCCCCTTCTTTTAGCTCTTGACCAATATCAGAAAAATCTATAAAAGCATCTGAGTTAGTGACTGTAACGGTAGACGCTGTATCTATCGTGTAATCAACTCCGTTGTTTTGCGAACCTAAACTTAAAGTTGTAGTAAGATTTTGAGAAATTCGCTCCACCGTATAGTTGGTGTCAATACGCCCCCCTGTAGCGGTAGTCAAGTCATAGCCATCCTCGTAGTTACCATACATCAAGCGGTTCCCCATAACGGTCTGAGCCTGAGCAACGAGAGGTACGTTGTCGTATAGTCGCAATATCTCGGATGAAGGCAGCAGCGTATATATCTGCTGGTTAGTGAAGTTGACGGTTTGCACCACACCATCAGGCCATCCAGACTCTTCCTTAATATACTTCTGCATTACCCGCACGTCGGAGTCGTTACCCAGCTTAAAGCATATGTCAATGCCAATTACGTCTGCCCCGCCAGTATTAACGCCCACTACCGCTGTGTTATAGCGGTTAAGCATCCCGTCGTTAAAGTTAGTGTCAGGGTCTAAACTAAACGGACTGCTCTCAAAGGCCACATCGGTAAACTGCGAAAGCGCACTATACTCGTTGTCTATGTACTTGTATCGGTACGAAAACGAAATGAAATTAGTTTCCAGATAATTCTCTTCACCAGGTACATCTATAAGTTGAAGCGTAGGAGCTTTTCTTGGTGGCTTCTTAATGACCGAAATATCGTCCTCCGTAATCTGGTCGACGTGACCTGCCGTTGGCTCGAGATAGCTTCTCGTGACATTAATCTTACGTGGAGGGTTGGTGTCGTCCGTAAAGAACAATAGGTCCTCAACCTTGTTAACGCCAGTAATGAGAAACGTAGGGTTGAAGCTAAGTATACTGGTGCTGACTACGTGGTATACAAGAAGGTCGCTATTGGTGTTGTACGAGACAATCATATCTACTACCCCTGTAGAAGAAGTGGCGTTAGCACCGTCGTGGATAAACCAGTAAATGGTCTCATTAACACCGTCCTCAAATGAACCGATGCACTGAGCCGAGTCGCTTAAATCAACGCCTTTGTACTGTAAGGTAGTGAGCTGAGTATTGCCCTTGGAGTTTTCTACAGAACCCACTTCAGACCCCTCTGTAGAGCCGAGACGCACATTCAATGCGTTGATATACTCTCCGTTTGGAACAAGACGCTCGTCGACGCTCTTGTTCATACGCCCCTTGATAAAGTGTCTCTTTACGTTACCCATTATTTAATCCACTTATTTTGTCCGCGCAAGTTCATCAAAAGGCGCCCAGGATGGATATTGCTAATACGAATCTTTGCGTTTCTAAGTAAAGCAGATTTATTTTTCTTTGAGCGATTCACTACGTACTCCTGTGTACCCATATGTGAGTTCAGTAATGCGTAGGAGATATACGCATAAACGTAGTCTTCGAAAAGTTTGTTTACCGTAATTAGTGAGTCATCACCGCCCTCCATACCATCGCTCACATATTCCAATATGCAGCTCTCACCCGACATCACCGAACTAAAGTTAATGACTCCAGACTTCGGGTCAATACGAAACGTAGGATTGGCGTTAGCCGTCTCTGTATTGAGGCCAAATGCCGCGCCACCAACAGGGAAGTCAAAATACCACATCCCATCGATACACCACCCCTCGTAGCCGTTATATGGACTATTCTCGTTGAGGTACATAGACTTCAAAGTCTTATTCAGCCTAGCCTCATCAATAGGCGAAAACTCTGGCTTTAGTGCAGCCCCTGTCTCGTCAAATAAAATTCGGTTGTTGGAGTCTTGTAGGTAAGCCTGTGCGCTAGTAACTTGAATATTCTCAGTCAAGGGGAATACTACTCCGTTCTTAAACATAGATAACCGAACCCAGTTGACATAGTCACTAGGAAGGATAAACCGCAAGTCGTCCGATACGTTAAGCTGCAATACCTTAATCTCTTTGAACGCATCGTAGTTGAGCTCCTGTATCGCCCGCTTAGCGTGAAACAGAATCTTATATCGAGACTTCTCGTTGACCAGCTCGTTATTACCGCTGTACATAAGCTGGTAGTTGCTGACGATATCGCGCAAACTCACGTATTGATATGAACCCCAGTTCGCGTCTTCAGGCGAAGCTCCAGCGTTCTCGTAGTATTGGTATTGAGTTAGGTATGCCATATTACTTGCTTGCTTGGTCGTCTAGCTGTTCTTGTCCCAGTGAATAATTCACAACATCCATCTCACGTATCGATACCCCTGAGTACTGTAAAATCTTATTGACCAATCGAGGCTCGTCATCAGCAGGCAACTCAAAATCTTGGTAGTCAGCTTGACCTTGGTCAAATACAGGCTCACCTGCCGTCAGGGTTGAATACGTCCAGTTGGGTTCTAGCGGGTAACGGATATACTGAATCGTTCCCGAGGTGATAGTATTAGGATATGCCGTAGCGTTATTTCCATTCTGCACATATGCAGGAAAACTTAGCGAAGGAGCGGTAAGGTATGAAGAAAGAAGAAGATTAATCTTTGAGTTCGACACCTGTTCCATCTCGTAGTTGCTTCCTGTAGGGAGTAGCTTATTGAGAAGAAAATAATCCGCTGGAAGAGCAAACGTATTGGTAGTAAAATTAGCTACCGTAGAGAACGTATCGATGACCTCTTCCAGGCTTCTTGCTATATCGGCATAACCCGTTCCTGACTGGCGGATATTCTCCTTGTTAATCTGGTAGTTATAGTCGTAGAAGTACTGGTCAAATATCTCGAGCTGTGCCTGCTTGGCATATAGATTAAAATCTGCTGGAGAGAGATACCCGAAATTATTCTTGTTCAGTATAGATAATACTGTATTCCTTACCGAATTTATCATAGGGACGCTTTTGACAAAGATAAATCAAAAAAAGGGGCCACTATTTGTGACCCCTTTACTAAAAACCAAACGTAATTTAATTACGCTATACAACTGCTAAAATACGCATTCCAGAAGGCAGAACCAATGGGATAGATACGTCTTTCCATTGACGCTCATACGCGTTTACAATAGCGCTAGTTAAAGCGTTATGAAAATCATAAAGAGAACCATCATCTGTATGGGCTATTGTCTTAGAGTTTAAAGCGCCAGCGCCAGTCTGGTCAATATAAGTAATGCTTTCTGCCCCCACGCCAAGGTACTCTACATCTGCAATACCTGTAATAGGCAACAAAATATCTCCGTCATTGTCACTTTCGCTATAAATATAGTAGCCGTCAGCATCAGGAACTGCGGGAGCCGTACTAATAATAGGAGCGCTGAGTGTAAGCTGAGTATCAGAGTCAACAGTAACTACAGTAGCCTCTTGTTTATTTCCGTTTAACACCACATCGCCAACCGAAACATCAGTTGTAAAACTAGTTCCTGTATCAACAAGTTTATTTGCGTCAGCAGCAAGCATAATTCGATACTTATCGCCTGTCTCAAAGAAGTCTACAACTGCACTAGCAATAGCTAAATTAGCGCCATCCACAGTAGGTGTAGTGAGAACCGTAGTAACACCACCTGAAGTAATATTAACGACGACATCGCCCGCAACCACTCCATCAGTAACAAATGTTGCAGCTGTATCAACTAAAAAACCATCTGCAGTGCCATCTGCAGTGCCGTTCGAGAGCGGGACTGGACCGCTAGCTGTCCCCGAAACAACGGGGAGATTTGGAAGGATTAAAAACTTTTCCATAATCATTAAGCTACTACGATTCCAGAAACCACCTTAACAGGAGATACTTCACGAGATACGTTGGTCCAACCAGTGGCTAAAGCCAGGGCCACTTCATTTTGAATCTGATTGCGCATATCATAATTAACCTGGTCCGCAGACGTGATAGTTGCTGTAGTTCCTGATTTGTACGTAATAACGACAGTAGCTGCTGTTGCATCGCCGCTATAAATACTCAAAATGCCATTACAGCTGACTAGTTGATTTCCCTTATCTGTTACAGGGATACTTAGATACTTTTCCATTTGAAAAAATGTTTATGGATGAATAAAGACCAAAGATAGGTCTTTTAAAAAATCACTCTAGCTGCTTGTCAAGCATCTTCAAGACCTCGATACCATCATCGCTCTGCAAGTAAGCCGCGATAGCAGACTTCGGGTCTTCACCAAAAGGAACCGTCATCATACGCTTTTTATTGGTCTTCAAGTTGAAGTGGATATCGCGTCCGTTATTACGCATACCCAAAAGCCCTTTTTCAAGGATTAGTGACACCTTTCCGTACAGGTCCAAAGAGGGGTCTTCTAGCGCTTCCAAGAAGTCAGAAGGGTATCGCTTAGCTAGGATTAAGATATCGCGCTTGAGCTCAGCAGAAGAGAGTTTACTAGGGTCAATCTCTAGGAGAACCCGAGCAATCATCTCCATCTCCGTCACACTCATCTTACGCGCAGCTACCAAGGCGTCAGCCTCGACAACCATATGGTCTAGCTCTTCCTGAGCGTCCTTCTCTTTATTGACTTCAGAAAAGGTAGAGCCTGAGTCAGGGTGCAGACTCAAAAAATGCTGTAGTACCTGGTTTTCTTTTGGTACCGAAAGGAACCCGTCTTCAAAGACG